TCGCCGCCGCCCACCCCAGCCCCCCTCACAACTGCGACGATGATTGGATTTGCGCCTTCCTCGACGCGCCCCGTGACGCAACCGCTCCTGTCCCCGCACCACCCGCGCCTGATCCGTCAGCCGCGTTGTTCGTTGCCGGCCTCACGATCGCTTGCACCACAGCAGCATTGCTAAGTTGTCGTGCCCGCCGCCGTGCTTACGCCCTCATTGCCCTAGGTGCACACCACCTGAACTGGCTCGAATGCATCGATCAACCATTCATCCTTGGCCATAACACGGCCCTCGATGTTGGCCGAATCGCCCCGTTCGCCAAACTCACTGTGCGCGTGCCCAAGGCCAGTCAAGAGCGGTTCCGCATCATGTACCAACGCTTCACGCCGCCGCTCCTCGAGCGCCAGCCCAGCGTCATGGCCAACACGCAACACAACATGCTAGTCGGCGTCACACGCCGTTGCATTCCGGATACGCTCGTTTTGCCCGAGCTTGGACCGTTAAATGCATTCGAGGAGTTCGTCTGGGCCCATTTTGACGAACTTTTTCCCCACTGCGACCTTGGACCTAGTCTCATCAGCCATGCGGCCTACTTGGCCCGCTTCCCTTCCGCAAAACGCGCCGCTCTCATGCGCGCGTTCGATGATCTGAGCCAAGGCGAAGTCGCTCCCCATATTCTGTACGCTAACGGTATTTTTATCAAAGTCGAACTTGGGGTTAAGCGCCGAATACATCCTGACCACCCCGAAACGTTGACGAGGCCTCGCATCATCAACAATTCATCGCCTCACTACCAAATGCTCATCGGGCCCTGGATCACCACGATTCAGAGTTTCGTTAAAGCAAAGACTTGGCAGGCGAATGGCGTGGTCGTGCTCGGCACCGACCGCAGTGAATTAGGCGATTGGTTCGCACAACGCGTCGACAACAGCGACGTCTACGAAGCAGATTTCAATACCTTCGATGCGACCCAGAGCAACGCCTTACGCGCCCTGATCATTAACATCTACATCCGTAAATTTGGAATGCCGGCCAATGTCGCCGCTCACATGTTTGAGCGCGCGCGTGAGAAAAAGGCCAGCAACGGTAAGTTGGGTGTCAGCTACACCGTCGATGGAACGATGGCTAGCGGTGATCCGGATACGTATTTAAGCAACACCATTCTCAACGCCCTTGTACAGGCGTATGCTCATCACCGGGCAGCGAACACCCCACTAACCGAGCTGATCGAGGCTGGTTTTAGTTTGGCCGTGAGTGGTGATGACAGTGTTGTGCTCAATCCCTGCACGCGTGGACCTGACATTATCCCCGGTTTGCAGCAGACGATCGCTGAGCTCGGAATGAGCGCGGACGTTGCGTATTGGGACCCCCTCGGCGATCGGCACGTCGGCTATTGCAGCAGTATTTTCCACCGTAGCGACAAAGGATACTACCTCGGCATGACGCCAGGCCGGATCCTGATCAAGCTCGGTTGGATCAAGCAGCCTGAGAAGTTCCCTTTCCAGGCACTGCGAGCCAACGCGCTCGGCCTCTGGGCGGAATCCCGTGGAACCCCTTTCGTCCGCGAACTCGTGGACTTCATTCTTGTCTACACGGCGCATGTGAGAGTCGCGCCCGAAGACATCATACGCGCTAGGCTCGAGCGCGCCTTTACCTCCAGCGACACCACACCTTACGGCGACTCTGCTCGCCGTGACTTGAATGGCCGCTATGGATTCACCAATCGTGATTATCATGAGATCTGTGATCACTTGGCTGAACTGGCAACCCTCCCCGCGGTTGCGCCCGTCGGTGCTCGCTTTCGCGAGTGTCCGCTCTTGGCGCGCATCGTGGAACGGGATTGCTAGGGGCGAACGCCCCGGCGCGCGGTTGCGACCCGCGCGCCGGCAACGACCGCTAGCAGCAGGATTGGCGCACCTGTTGTGATTGTAGCCCTTTGTATTTCAAACGTACACCATTTCGCTTCCCCGCAAAATTCATCATCCCGACGCATGCCTAGAAAGTCTAGTGCGTCCTCAAATGCAAAGAAACTTCCCTCCTCCCGCAAGCCGCGCATGCGCCTGCCCGGAACACGTGCCCCCCGACCGCGAGCCGCCCCAGCTGCCGCCGAACCTGGC